GATATGACAGACAATAATGATTATACAAGACGAAACAGATTCAATGGCGAGTCTGTTGAACTAACAAAAGAAGAAGCAGACATACATGACCAGGTGTTTTATCANGAAGCACTAGAGCAATGGGATAAAATGCTAAAGGCTAAGGATAANTTTAGTAGACTTAATCCAAAAGCATACATGNTCNTANTAGACTAATAGAGGTACCAAGCGGCAGGCAAAAACCCTGCCGCTTTTATTTTCCATTTTACACATATACAAAGGGGTCCCACAACCTACGGTTATATTGCTTGATTTTCATGGTCAATACCGGTAAATTCATTTTGAGCTAAAAACAAACATGTAAAAAAATTTTACAAAAATTTTTCGAAATGCAAAAACTAAACATAGATAAAATAAATAAACTACCTCCCGATATTAGAAACCGAGTTAAAAAATTATTTTTTTCAATTAAAGAAGAAGACAAGAAAGAGAAAGCACAAAATGATTTTCTAGAGTTTACTAAAAGAATATGGCCTGATTTTATTGAAGGTGAGCACCACAAAATTATTGCAGAAAAATTTAATGATCTTGCAAGTGGTAAAATAAAAAGATTGATTGTAAATATGCCACCAAGGCATACAAAGTCTGAGTTTGCTTCAACCCTGTTGCCTGCTTGGATGATCGGGAAAAATCCAAAACTAAAAATTATACAGACGACCCACACCGGCGAACTAGCAGTTAGATTCGGTCGTAAAGCAAAAACCTTGATTGATTCACCGGAGTATCAACAAGTATTTAAAACAAGACTAAGGGAAGACTCACAAGCCGCCGGTCGCTGGGAAACAGCTCAAGGTGGTGAATACTTTGCTGCAGGTGTCGGCGGAGCTATAACAGGAAGAGGTGCAGATTTATTAATCATAGATGATCCTCATTCGGAACAAGACGCACTCAACATGGGTGCATTAGAAAAAGCATACGAGTGGTATACTTCGGGACCACGACAACGTTTACAACCAGGTGGAAAAATAGTTTGCGTTATGACTAGATGGAACGTAAAAGACCTGACTGGAATTCTTATAAAGAACCAAACAGAACCCAAATCGGATCAATGGGAGTTGGTAGAGTTTCCGGCAATTATGCCGAGTGGTAAACCTGTATGGCCGGAATATTGGAAGCTAGATGAACTGGAATCAGTTAAAGCATCCTTATCACTCGGCAAATGGAATGCACAGTGGATGCAAAACCCAACCTCTGAAGAAGGAGCTATTCTAAAAAGAGAGTGGTGGAACAATTGGGATAAGGATCATATTCCAAGATTAGATCATGTCATACAATCATATGACACCGCTTTTATGAAAAAAGAATCTGCAGACTTTAGTGCGATTACTACGTGGGGTATATTTAGATTAAATGAAGATGGGCCACCACAAATGATATTATTAGATGCAATCAAAGAACGATTAGAGTTTCCAGATTTACGTAGACTTGCAAAAGAACAATATGATTATTGGGAACCAGAGACTGTATTAATTGAATCGAAAGCATCTGGTTTACCACTAACATACGAACTTAGAAATATGGGTATACCAGTTGTAAATTTTACACCGTCTAAAGGTAATGACAAACACACTAGAGTTAATTCTGTTGCACCTTTGTTTGAAAGTGGTAAGATATGGGCACCTTTAGATAAACAGTTTGCTCAAGAAGTGGTAGAAGAGTGTGCTGCATTTCCATACGGAGATCATGATGACTTAGTTGATAGTACAACTCAAGCTGTTATGAGATTTAGACAGGGCGGATTAATTAGCCACCCAGAAGATTATGAAGATGAAAAACGTAAAAAAACAAGTTATAAGTATTACTGGTAAATTATGGCTATAAAATTAACAATTGAACTCATTAGATTTTTAAACGCAGCAAAACGTTTATACAATCAAGGAGCATTAACTAGATCACAAATATTAGACTTTGCAAGACGAGAGTTTGGTGAAATTACCGGAGTCTTGAAAACAAGATTAGATAAATTATTCCAGAAGCCAGCCACAGGCATCAAGAAACAAGAGACTAAAGGTGAAGTCGTGCCTATTAAGAAAAAAATAGACCTTTCCAAGTATAATGATGAGAGTTTAAATAGATTGGTAGATGAAGATATAATGCTAAGAGGAGAAGCAGATACTCTTTCAGATTTTGGAAAAGATTATGGAAGAGTTAAAGAAATAGAAAAAAGAAGAAAAGAAATAAAAGAAATTATAGAAGCTGCTCAAAAAAATCCTGAATTAGTAGGAGTTGCAAAAAAACAAGATATTAAATACAGATCACCCGACGAATTTGATAATAGAAAAGAATATGAAAGATATTTAGATGAAGTACTAGGACCACCTGATGAGGTTTTTGGAAATCCAATGAAAGATCAGATGTTAAAAAATTTTGATAAAGTTAAACTTAAAAATGTTACACCTAAAAAAGAAGGTATAACAAGTTTATCAGATGATGATCCCATGGGTGATTTAGAAAGAATTTTAAAAAACGAACCACCAAAGGCACCAACAGAAAAAGAAATGGTTGAAAGTGCTTTAGAAACAATAGCTAATAGAAAAAGATTAGGAACAAGATCACAAGAAGCAAATATTAGAACTGCTGTTAGAGAATTTTTACAACGAAGATTAAAAGATGGATCACTTAACATACCTGATAAAAAAGATTTAGATGCAATCACTGGAGTTAGACAAGGTGGTGTTGATCCAATTGAAGTATTTAGAAAAGCATATGGTGAAGATGCAATTGCTACTGTTGCAAGAATGGAAGAAGAGTTTCCTAATGCATTTAGAGGAAATACTTTTAAAGAAATAGGTGATGAGTTTGAAAAATTATTTAAATTAGAAAAAGGAAATTTTGGTAGCGAATTACCTACACCAAAAGCAAACTATGGATATGATGAAGGTTTAATGACTGATCAACAGTTAAAAGAAATGTTAGAAAAAGATTTAAGAGAAAAACAAATGTTAGAAGATTTTGATACAACAGACAGAACTAAAAACGCAGACGGCGGATTAGCTGAAATATTAAAAGTATAATGAAACTACACGAATACAACGAAATGATGGCGTATCTTTTGCGACCAAGACAAAATTTTTCGAATGGTGGAATAGCAGGTGAATTAAAAGAATTTATAGAAAAATTTAAATTAGAAAATGGAAGAATTCCAACACAGAATGAAATTATAAAAGGTACAGGAAGAGCTTCTAAAACAATTAAATCTTATTTGGTAGAAGGTGTGGATTATGCAAAACCTTTAACTAATTTAGAAGCAGCAAAACTTGGTGGTAGAAAATTAACAGGACCATTAAAAGTAGATAAAAATTTAATAAAACAGTTTAATGAATTAAAAATAAAAGGAATCTATCCTAGTTTTGAAACTTATAAATCTGGTAGTAAAGCTTTTAGAGTAAAATTTGATAAAAAGTTAGGATTAAAAGAAATAGGTGGCCCGGCTACTAAAGAAAAATTAAAAGAAATTAAAACTACTGTAAGTGAAGTTCTTGAAAGTGATAACTATACTAAAAATATTTTACCTTTTCAGACAGATGAAGAAAAAAGAAAATTTAGAACGTTTCAACGTAACGAGTATAAAAAACAAGATCCACGAAATATTTATAAACAACTACAAGATTATAAAAGAGAAAAGTATCCAAACTTATCTTTTAATGAAAACATTCAACATGGTCAGTCTAAATTTTCTACACAAACTTTGTCTAGATTTGGTTTATTACCTAAAATAGATAATCAAGAAGGACCTGTTAAAACTGTAGAAAGAATAAGAGATAATAATCTTAAAACAACTTTAGCTACTTTACAAAATCCCAATGCCTCAGTAACTTCTAAAAAAGCTGCAGCAGAAAAATATAATAGTCTTGTAAAAGGTTTAAGAGGACAATTAAAAGGAACTAACGTTCAAGGGTTTGTTAATTTTGAAACATTTGAAGTAGATGAAAAAGGAAATTTTAAAAAAATAAAAGATATTGGTTTTGATCCTAAAAAAGGAATGGCTTATAATAATATTTTAGGAAATAAACCTTTAGATAAATTAACAGATGCAGAAGCAGATGAAATTTTAAAACTAGGTAAAAAACATATTGATTTACAATTACTTCCAAAAACTATTGAAGGTGTAACAACAGCAGATAAAGCACCTGTTCCAGAAAAAACTAAAACAAGAGAAATGTTTGAAGCAGCAAACAATAGATTAAGTGCGAACCCGTTCCTTGATCCTAAAAATATTTTAACAGGACTTGGTGATGTTGCTAGAGTCTTGAGCACACCAACAGTTGCTGCAACTTTTGCTGGTACAAAGATAAAAGAAAATTTAGAAAAAGGTGAAAGTTTACCTGAAGCATTTGCAGATGTAGAAGTTGGAACAAGTTTACTATATCCAGAACTTGCAAAAAGAACTGTAGGTCAAATAGCACCTAGAGGCACAGGTATTTTATCTACAATTGGTAGAGTAGCAGCAAATCCATTTTTTAGAGCAGCAAGAGCTTTTACACCTGTTGGTGCAGGTTTGACTGCAATAGGTTTAGGAAAAGATGCGTATGAAAGATACCAAGAGTTAGAAGCTATGTCACCAGCAGAAAGAGAAGAGCTTGCAAGAGAAAGAGATGAGTTTTCTTTCGGAGAGTTTTCAGGTGCATAATGATAGGTAAAAAGTCAGGACCACCACCAAAATCAGGACCAACACCACAGGGGTTGAATATTAACTATAATACTGGTAAGACAGTAAAACTGGAGAAAAAGAATGGCAGACAACATAGACAAAGCCTTACCCAACGAGGTAAGAAAAGAAATAACTATTCCTAGTCCCGAAGACATACAGGTAGAGTTAGAAAAAGATACACCAGAACAACCAATAGATATTCAACCAAATGAAGATGGAAGTGTTGATGTAAATTTTGATCCATCTGCAGCTAATCAAGAACAAAGTAATGATCACTTTGCAAATCTTGCAGAGTTATTACCAGATGAAGTATTACACACAATTGGTAGTGAGTTATATGATAACTACCAAGATTATAAAAATTCTAGAAAAGATTGGGAGCACTCATACACAAAAGGTTTAGATCTTTTAGGATTTAAATATGAGGAAAGCTCAGAACCATTTAGAGGAGCTTCAGGTGCAACTCACCCAGTTTTAGCTGAAGCTGTTACACAGTTTCAATCTTTAGCTTATAAAGAACTACTACCCTCACAAGGTCCAGTTAGAACACAGATTGTTGGACTACCAACTCCAGATAAAGAACAACAATCTATAAGAGTAAAAGAATTCATGAATTACCAAATCATGAACGATATGACAGAATACGAATCTGAATTTGACCAGATGTTATTTTATTTACCTCTAGCTGGATCTACATTTAAAAAAATTTACTACGACGAAATTATGCAGAGAACAGTTTCTAAATTTGTTCCTGCAGATGATTTAATTGTTCCGTATACTGCTACCTCATTAGACGATGCGGAAACAATTATTCATGTAGTTAGAGTTTCAGAAAACGATTTACGTAAACAACAAGTTGGTGGTTTCTATAGAGATATAGAACTAAGCCCAGGTCAAGAAAATGAAACTGAATCACAGAAAAAAGAAAGAGAGCTAGAAGGTTTAAGCAGAGGCAGAAACCAAAAAATGTTTACTCTTTTAGAATGCCATGCAAATTTAGATATTGATGGTTTTGAAGATTCAGATCCTGAAGGTGAACCAACAGGAATTAAATTACCTTACATTGTAACAATAGAAGAATCATCAAGAGAAATTTTATCTATTAGAAGAAACTATGAAATAGGTGATATTAAAAAAAATAGAATACAATATTTTGTGCATTTTAAATTTTTACCAGGTTTAGGTTTTTATGGTTTTGGTTTAATTCACATGATTGGTGGATTATCAAGATCAGCAACTGTTGCATTAAGATCGCTCCTTGACGCCGGAACCCTGTCTAATTTACCAGCAGGATTCAAGATGCGTGGTATCAAGATGCGAGACGAAGCACAACCTATTCAACCTGGAGAGTTTAGAGATGTAGATGCACCAGGTGGTAATCTACGAGATGCATTTATGCCTTTACCATTTAAAGAACCATCAACAACATTATTACAATTAATGGGTGTTGTAGTTCAAGCAGGACAAAGATTTGCTTCTATTGCCGACTTACAAGTTGGTGATGGCAATCAACAAGCTGCAGTCGGTACGACTGTTGCCATGTTGGAGAGAGGGTCTAGAACAATGTCAGCAATTCATAAAAGATTATACGCTTCTATGAAACGTGAGTTTGGTTTAATGGCAAGAGTTTTTAAACTTTACTTACCTCCAGTTTACCCATATGATGTTGTTGGCGGTCA